ATACAGTTGATAGGATATTCAACAATCGTCACTTAAACCAAAAGTTGCTTGTCGACGTACCAGACGGCATCTATGATCATGTTTCGAAACAAGGTCTAGGCTGGCGTATGGTTTACGTCGACAAGTTTATGACTCACATCATCTCCAGTAGTTGGATAGAAAAAGGTGGACCTTCTGGTCTACCTGATGTAATATCCAAGGCTCCTTTTGGAACTTATCCGGACATATCATGAATAAAGCGAAGAAGTATATTTGGGTTACCTATCAGAAAGAAGGTATCCACCGTTATCCCGATGCACCTAAAGGTGTGGAGTTCCTGAGAAACCCACATCGTCATATGTTCCACTTCAAGGTTCAAATTGAAGTGTTCCATGACGATAGGGACATTGAGTTTATTCTGTTTAAGAGAGAGCTGGAAGGACTATACACTGATGGTATCCTTCAGCTAGATTACAGATCATGTGAGATGATGGCAGACGACTTGGCTGATTATATCAAAATTAATTATCCAGGCCGTCATCTAGTTATTACTGTTAGTGAAGACGGAGAGAACGGAGCGACTTGTTATTATGATTGACTTTTGTCATATTGCACCAACGCCACACCTCGATCTAGTCAAAGATCGTAAGACCCATCTACTGCTTGCTCATCTTGTTGAAGATGATCCAGACTACGTTAAGTTCTACGTTGATCTCAAGAAGAACAATCGTGGCTTGACTTACATCCTGGATAACAGTGCATTCGAGATGTACAAGCAAGGTCGTCAGATGTACCCATCTAACAAACTGATTGAGATGGGTGAAAAGATTGATGCGGACTACATTGTAATGTCCGACTATCCTGGTGAGTCAGGTCAGCGTACAATTAGTGCAGCCTGCTTCATGGCACCTCAGTTACGAGAAGCTGGGTTTGGTACTTTCTTTGTACCACAATCTGAGATTGGTAACATCCGAGACTACCTCGAGACCTGTTTGTGGGCATCAAGGATCCATCATGTAGACTACATTGGCATTTCTATCCTAGGCGTACCTAATGCTTATGGAGTAGAGAAAGACAATAAGCTACAACGATTTGTTAGTCGATGGAAAGTACTGACGAAGCTAACGCGTATGGGCTTCTTTGGTAATGTAGTAATGAATAAAAAGAAGATCCATATGCTTGGTATGGTTGATGGACCTAATGAGATCGAGTTAGTTAAGCACTTCCCTATTGATACCTGGGATAGCAGTGCTGGTGTGTGGACTGGTCTTAACGGTATACGTTTCGATGGATCACCTACTGGTCTGATCGATGGAAAGTTTGAGAAAGAAGTTGACTTTAACTTCCATACCGATGATACTAGCCTGGTGAATACAGCACGTGACAACATGGATTATATTGACAGGCTTTGTTCTAATGAGTGAGAAATTTAGATTTGATGAAGATAAAATTCTAGCCGAGGCATTGACGTATCTTGAATCTACCTACGTAGGTCACTATGTTGGCGAGCTAGCAGGTAAAGAGCAGGATAACATTCAGACAATTGACGTATGGCAGACTCTTGGGTCTGTCGATACTACGTGTCGGGATACTGCTATCAAGTACTTAATGCGGTACGGTAAGAAGGAAGGGCACAATAGAAAGGACTTGCTGAAGGCAATCCACTATATTGTTTTATTATGGTATTTTACACAGGATACATTTGATGATGATTCACCTAGCATCACCAAACTCGAACTCATCTCTAAGTGAGTTTGATGACGATCAAGTACAACCGAATGCTATCGACCTACGGGTAGATAAGATATTCCGATCTTACAGTCAAGTGTTTTTGATTAGTGAGAAGGAAAAGCAGCATCGTGAATCGAAAGAGATTAAGCCTGTTGATGGGTGGTGGCGTCTTGATCCAGGCAGCTACGAGATCATCATGCAAGGCATTGTGTCTATTGGTGAGGACGAAGCTGGTTGGGTAATCACAAGATCCAGTCTCAACCGTAACGGATGTTTCATTACATCTGGTCTGTACGATTCTGGGTATGAAGGTGTGATGGCTGGCGTCCTTCATGTCAACAATGGTCCTATCATGATCAAGCACGGTACTCGTGTAGGACAGTTCTTATTATTTAAAGCTGAAGCGCTGAACCAGTACGATGGTGATTACGGTGTCGGTAAGCAGCATGATCAAAAGTATGGAGAAAGTTAATGGAAGTTGAAGTTAGTATTGAAGAGCTGCGCAAACGTAAGCTAATGGTATGTACGCCGATGTATGGTGGTATGTGTGCTGGTACTTACACTAAGTCGTCAACCGACCTTGCACAGGCAGCTGCAAAGTATGGAGTGGAGCTTGTCTTCTTCTATCTGTTTAACGAGTCACTGATTACTCGAGCACGTAACTATTGTGTTGATACATTCATGCGATCAGATTGTACTCACATGATCTTCTTAGATAGTGACATTGGATTTGACTTCAATGATGTACTTGCTATGCTCGCTCTTATGAGTGAAGAAAGTGATTATGACATCATGTGTGCTCCTTATCCTAAAAAGACTATTGCTTGGGAGAAGATCAAGGATGCTGTCGATCGAGGTTATGCTGACGACAATCCAAACGAACTGGATAACTTCGTTGGAGACTTTGTATTCAACCCAGCCGCTGGATCTGGCACATTCCAACTCAATGAGCCAGTTGAAGTACTGGAAGGTGGTACTGGATTTATGATGGTACAGAAGCGAGCGTTTGAGAAGTTCGACGAAGCATATCCACAGCAGAAGTATCTGCCAGATCACGTACGTACTAAGGACTTCGATGGTAGTCGTGAGATTACAGCTTACTTCGATACAGTCATTGACGAAGAGAGCAAGCGTTATCTTTCTGAAGACTATATGTTCTGTCAATGGGCACGTAAAGCTGGCATTAAGGTTTGGTTGTGTCCGTGGATGAAAACTAATCACATGGGTTCATACTTCTTCGGTGGCTCATTAATACACCTTGCTCAGATTGGTGCATCGGCTACTGTCGATGTTGAAAAGGTCAAGAAGGTTAAGCGATGAAACTAACACAGCGTACTTTCCAAGTACTAAAGAACTTCTCTACCATCAACCCAACATTGTGTGTATCGAAGGGCAATGTGATTCGTACTGTATCACAGAACAAGACTGTGTTAGCACAAGCTGTTGTACAAGAAGAGTTTCCACGAGAGTTCGCTATATACGATCTCAGTGAGTTTCTTGGTGTAGTTAGTTTGTTTGATGAGCCAGACTTTGATTTTGATACATACTACGTTTCTATTAGTGATGATAATAAGGCAAGCAGCCAATACTTCTATGCTGATAAGTCAATGGTCACCATACCACCTGACAAAACAGTTACGTTGCCAGACGAACCAATTAAGTTCGTCCTTGGTGACAAAGTATTGAAGCACTTGCTACAGGCAGCATCTGTAATGGGCCTGCCCGAGCTTATCATCCAAGGCGATGGTGATACGATTAAGGTACTTGCTACCAACACTAAGAATACTACAGCACATCAGTTTTCTTATGAGGTCGGTAAGACCAGCGAGCAGTTTAAGATTGTGTTCAAAGTAGAGAACCTCAAGCTAATTGCTGGCGCATATGATGTCACTATCTCTACACAGAGACTGGCACAGTTTACATTAACAGACGGATCATTGACATACTGGATTGCTATGGAAGGTTCGTCGTATTTTGGAGGACAATAAGGTTGGCTAAGAAGGTTGGGAGTAACATCCTAGGAGTAAGCATGAACCGTGATGGTAACCATAAGCGTACCAGTATCGGCCGAGGCAAAATAAAGACGAGTTCAATGAACAAGTCTACTAAGAAAGGTTTTAAGAAGTACCGAGGACAAGGGTAATGATCGGAACGCAACTACCAAATGTAACATTTAAGACGCGAGTACGAGACGAGTCTATTAGTGGAGACAACCCATACACATGGAAAGATGTAACAACTGATGACCTGTTTAAAGGTAAAAGAGTTGTACTGTTTAGCCTGCCTGGAGCCTTTACGCCTACATGCTCTACTTACCAGCTACCTGACTTCGAACATCTGTATGACGTGTTCGTTGACAAAGGTATTGACGAAATCTACTGCCTGTCTGTAAATGATTCGTTTGTAATGAATAAGTGGGCTCAAGATCAGAACCTAAAAAATGTAAAAGTGATTCCAGATGGCAGTGGTCTTTTTACATTGGGTATGGGAATGTTGGTGTCTAAGGACAACCTTGGATTTGGCCAGCGCTCTTGGCGTTACGCTGCTGTCGTCAACGATTGTGTAGTTGAGCAGTGGTTTGAGGAACATGGTAAGGAAAACAATCATCCAGACGATCCATACTTTGTATCCTCTCCTCAGAACGTGTTAGAGCATCTTTGATTTTTTTATTTTATTATGAGTGTATGTGATGTCAAAAGATTTCTTGTGGGTCGAGAAGTATCGACCTAAAACTATCAGTGATACAATTCTACCTGACGAGCTGAAGGAAACATTCCAACAGTTCGTTGATCAAGATAACATTCCTAACCTTTTGTTATCTGGTGGTCCAGGTATTGGTAAGACAACTATTGCTCGTGCTATGTGCGAGCAACTTAACGTCGACTACATTGTGATTAATGGATCGATGAATGGTAACATTGATACTCTTCGCACAGAGATCAAAGACTTTGCATCGACCATCTCCTTCACAGGTAACCGTAAGTATGTTATCCTCGATGAGGCTGACTATTTAAACCCACAATCTACTCAACCTGCTCTTCGTAACTTCATGGAAGAGTATAGTAAGAACTGTGGGTTCATTCTTACTTGCAACTTCAAGAACCGTATTATCGATCCACTACACTCTCGTTGTAGTGTGATTGAGTTTAAGATAAACGGTAAAGACAAAGCCTCTATGGCTAGCCAGCTGTTTAAGCGTGTCAAAGCGATTCTAAGCGATGAAAACGTCTCTTATGATCAGAAGACCTTAGCTGAGCTTATCACCTTATACTTCCCGGATTTCAGGCGTGTAATCAACGAACTGCAACGGTACAGCGCTACCGGTAGTATTGATAGTGGTATTCTTGCTAACCACAGCAGTAACATACAAGACCTGGTTAGTATCTTAAAGAGTAAGAAGTTTGTTGATATGCGTAAGTGGATTGCAGATCACAAGGATATGGATACGGCTCAGCTGTACAGGCAGCTGTACGACAATGCTTCGCAGTTTGTCAAACCTCAAAGCATTCCACAGCTCGTAGTCACTCTAGCTGATTACCAATACAAGGCTGCATTTGTAGCTGATCATGAGATCAACAACGTAGCTTGTATGACTGAGCTGATGATGGAAGTTGACTGGGCATGAATCCTTTTGACTACTTGAATGCTATCAACGATACAAAACAAAACGTAATCGAAGATAGCGATAACCCTGAACTAGCTGAAAAGCTATATCCACCTTATCTTGTCAACAGAGGACTGTCGTTCTTTATAGACACAGTGTATCTTGCTAACGAGATGAACCGTCATCATCACTTGGAAAATAAGATGCAATTTGACTTTCTTATAAATATCGTAAGGAAGAAAAAGCGTTTTAGCAAGTGGTTTAAAGCGCAACCTGATGAAGAAGTCGAAGCTGTCATGGATTATTATGGATACAGCCAGGACAAAGCACGTCAGGTTGTTGACCTACTTACCAAAGACCAAATAACTCAAATAATAGAGCGTCAGCGTAAGGGTGGATTGAATGACGGTATCAGTAGATCAGATGGTTGAAGTAACTTTAAATGAACAGGATGACTTTCTAAAGGTACGTGAAACTCTCACACGTATCGGTATTGCATCTCGCAAAGATAAGACCTTGTATCAATCATGTCATGTTCTGCATAAGCAGGGCAGGTACTACATTGTGCATTTCAAAGAACTGTTTGCATTAGATGGTAAACCAGCTAACTTTGATCAAGGTGACCTAGCAAGAAGAAACACGATTGCAAACTTATTGAACGACTGGGGACTAATTAAGTTGGTTGACGAAAGCAGATCAGCTGACCCAGTAGCACCCATGTCTCAGATCAAGATTATCCCTCACAAGGACAAGGACGAATGGACACTGGAAGCGAAGTACACAATAGGTCGAAAGAAGTAATCATTAACGAATGGTTAAGTGAGACGACTGACACTGTCATGAAGTATGTGGTTGTGGAAAAGATTGACGGTAGGCCTCATCGTAGTCAGCTGTGTGCGACTATCGAAGAGGCTACCAAAGTCCAGCAACAGTGGCAGCAATTGTTCTGAAACGTAAACGACTTTTACCTTTGTTGTTCACTGTAGGCTGGACTCCGACCTTTGCAGACGAAATGTATGACACTGCATCTAAGCAGTGTTTTAGTCTTACAAAAGACCAGTGGCCTACTAAACGCATCTATCTTAATACCCACGATAGAATATCAGGGAGTGATAGCCGGTACTTTATGTCCGGTAGATGCTTCGAACCTGTTTGCACTGAACCATTCAGTTGGTTTGTATATCAGGTAAGGTATATTGAAGGTCGCAAGGCATATATCACCTGCACCATGAAAGATGCAGGTGAGCCTATACTAGATCAGTATAATGATCAGAACAGTTTTATGCCGCCTGGATAGATTCTATCTCACAGTGCAGGTCGTCACTTAACTGAACGAACTTACCTGAAGACAATACCTTGCCCTTAACAGTAAACTGCTTTACATCTTGTGGATTGATTTCACAGCGAGTAACTACAGCCCAGTCGTTGCCTTTCTTATCAGTAACATAGATAATGTCTTCTGAAATACGGACTACTGGTTCAAGGGTTCGGGTGGGGATTGCGTCTGCATTTGCAAACATAGGTACTAGTAGTAGAACGAACATTAATGTTCTCATTTGGAGCTCCTTCGCTTCACAGCGATTATTAAACTTTTATTAAAGATTTATTAAAGTTTTATTAAAATATTTATAAGACTTAGCGATAAAGAGCAATAATACCCAAATGAGTTACGATAAGTCTTATAAATAATAATGCTGATGCGGATGGTCCGGTCAGTAGACAACAACCTTGCTTTTAACTAAGGAGGCACCACAATGGTAGCAACTAAAGCATTTTCGTTTCCACGTTCACACTTCATCGGATTTGACCACGTATGGTCTGAGATAGAGCGACTGTCAGAGATGGCAGACAATAAGCTGTATCCTCCACACAACGTTGTCAAGAAAGATGAAACACACTTTTCAATCGAGCTTGCCCTAGCTGGGTACAACAAAGAACAGTTGACCGTAGAGGTAAAAGACGGGATACTGGTCGTAGCTGGTGGAAAGGGTGATGGAGAAGTTGAACGTGAGTATCTCCACCGCGGGATCTCTGCAAAGAAGTTTACCCGTACCTTTAGACTATCAGAGCATGTTGTCGTTGATGGAGCTGACTTCATCGACGGCTTACTCGTCATTGATCTGAGAGTAGAAGTCCCAGAAGAGAAGCGTCCCCGTGCAATTCCGATTGGAGGTCAATTGTTAACGGAGGAGTAAAATGAAACATTTGGCAATCGTAGCCTTATGTTTATTTTCGACTTTTGCAAGCGCTAGTGAGATTGAAGAAGTTGTTGTGAAGGCAAGACAAGTTCGTATTGTGTTAAT